TTGTACCAACTTGCATACCATAAAATCCTACTCTTGGTTGATGACTATGACCTATGATACATTTTCCAGCACTTAATTCTATACTTCTTAATGTAGCAGGACCGCCATTATTTCCCATATCTCCATGTAAAGATAACTCAGTGTCGGCTATTTTATAAATTTCATCATTTTGTAAAAATCTTATTTTTAATTTAGGATTTAAGAATGTTCTCATTGTTGCTTCAAAAGGATCTAATCCTTGTAAAGCATATCCACATAAAGTATGAGCATAGAATGCATTACAATTATCTTTAATCCACAAATTTCTATTTCCTAAATATTTATGTAACCATCTATCGTGATTACTTTTTACAACAATAAATTCAACATTTTTTAAATCTTTGGCAAATTTATTAAATTTTTCCGCAGTATATTTATGCTCATCTTGTAAACTATGAAATTTACTAGTTAATTTTGCCATTTTAATCCAATTATCTTGCTCGTGATGGTTAATTGTATTATGACTACAAAAATCGTGAATTATAAGGTGTTTTGCTTTAAGAAACTTGATTTCCTTATTAAGTAATTCTAATGCTTTTGGATCTTCATCTCCACTTAAATGTAAATCACCAGCTACAATTGCTTCTGCTTGTATATTTTCTATATGATCTTTATAATATGCTTTATTTAAATCTACGAAATAGCCATTTATCCATTCTATATTTCTTATATAAAAAATTCTATCATTTTGTATTTCTACAATTAAACCACCTATTTTATTATTATTTGCATTAATTGTTCCTGTAATATTTTTATTATAAATAGGTTTTGAACAAGTACCTGTTAAATATATTAAGTGGGTTTTACCTTTATTTATTGAAGGAACCATTTCCATACATTGTTTAGTAGAAGCTACTATAGTAGAATATTCTTTATGACCTAATTCTTTTAAACTTGCAAGTGGATTTTTATTATTTGCAGTTACACCAGTATTTACTAATTTAAGATTTTCATTAAAAGTTGTTTCTGTGCAAAAATATTTTCCGTATCTTCGCATTATATTTTTATCAAATACAGTTTCATTTCTTATTCCACGAATAGGAGTAAGTAGTAACTGTCCATTGTTTTTCTTACAATATAACTCCATTGCTTCTATAAAATCTTTGTAAATTTCAGTATTTGGAAGTATAGAAGATACAACCACTACTTTTTTATTTATTTTTGTTTCAGGAAGGTCTACAGAAAATGTTTTCTTTAATCCATCAAAAGAACCAAAAAATCTTTCATAAGCATGACTATATTTAGTTCGCTTACGATAATAATCTCTTGTAATTTTATTAGAACCTGTAGTTAAAAGGAAGTTGTTTAATAAAGCTTTATATTCATTAATAACATCTTTTTCTGTTATCTTTTTACTCATCAAACCCTCCAACTATATAAATTATTGCCAAAAATGTTTCTTTTGATAAAGTATAGTTCCATCTACATTTTTTAATTGAGGATGACTATAAATTGGATCTGTTACTGGAAATGCTTTTATATCCCAACTTTGCCACGAAGTTGAACCCCTCCAACTTCGTTGATATGTAACATTCTGTATTTCCCATCTTTTATTATCTTTAGTGATAATAATGTCCCCGTCTTGAAGTTTTGGTGTATAAATTGTCCAACTTCTACTATTCTTTTCTAAAGCTGTTCCTCTATAAGTAACTAAATGTGTTTGACCAGGACTCGCTATATGTGCCCATATAATAAGAGGTTCATAATATTGAACAATATTTTTTCTACCTACTCTTCTATCATCATCTTCAGTATCAACTTCATAATTTACTCTTTTCTTTTTAATTAAGTAAATAGGTTCACCACAATCTTGAAGAATCCATAACTCGTCTCGTAAAATTTTATTAAATTGATATCTTCTTAAAACATTTAAAGGTAAATAGTTTGTTCCTATATATGAACTTTCACCATTTGGATATTTATTGTCGTGTGGATCCCATCTTGTATTATTACTATCTGTCCAAGTGCCAGCAGTAGTTTCCATGTATTCAGTAGTATTAGGTGCGCCTTGATAACGAGACAATTCTGATTCTTTTATTTCACTATCGCTATCTGATTCATCTGAATCTATATTACCAATAACTGAAGATATTCTGTAGTAGCATTCTGTTCCGTCTATTATTTGAAAATCTGTATCTATATATTCTAAATCTGAAGTGATAGCTATTAATTCTGATTCACCATAAGGAACTCTGTTGCGATAAATTTTATAGCTTGTAGCAAGAGGATTAGCACTCCAAGAAATTTTATACTTTCCGAGTACTCCTTGACAAAGATTTTCAACTAAAATTTTATCTGGATATGTAAGAATCATAACTTGCTACCATATATACTATTATCTTTTTGATTATATTTTGTGTTATTTGTAATGGATTTAATTTGATTAGGACTAAAAACAACATATACAGTATCGTTATCTACACTTGGATAAAAAATTCCGTCGTACCCTTTTGCTTTCGCCGTTTCTGTTATTAAATTAGAAGTATTTTTATTTATTCCAAAAGGGTCTTTATCTACTTCTAAATCTAAAAATTCTTGTATGGCTATTTTAATACCTCTACCTTTGCTATCAACAAATAATGGTTTTTTGATATTCAAATATACACTCATTACAATAGGTTGACCATTTCCTCGTTTCCAGTCAGAATAATCATTAGCAGAATCTTTCATATCGGTAAAATAAAAACCTCTGCCTGCATAGCCAGAGTCATATTTATTACCCTTTTCATAATCAAAAATATCAAATGTATCTTTGGTTCCATGATAAACAACTAATGGTCTACCTTGTTCATCAACAACCTTACTACCATTAAACCAATTCCAAAAATTTTGTAAAGTTTGTTCATTATTGGCAATAGGTTCCCCTAATGAATTTTCATTTAGTAAACTAGATTTTATTACTCTAATAAACTTCATTCTTTACTCCATAGGAGGTTCAGCTGGCTCTTCCGCACCTTCATCACCTGTACTTGGACCTGTCTCGTCTAAACTAGGTTCTTCTCCTGTTTCCATTGAACTTCCTGGTCCTAAATCTATTGGAGCTGAGCTATCAAATCCACCAGGACCGATATCTCCACCTAAATCTTCCATACCTTCTGGACCATTTTCATCTAATTGTTTTTCAGTTTCTTGAGCAACTGTATCTTGTTTTAATTTTTTTCTCAATAATTCAATAGGATCATCACCTAAAGCATATTTCAAACTCAAGCTTGGATCATCTTTAATTGTCTGGTCTACAATTTCTCTAGTTAGTTCATTAGACATTGTGCCTTGATCTTCTTTTCTATAGTAATCGATTACTTTTTGATCTAATCCGAATACATCTCTTATAATTCCCCAAGGAATAGCATCTCTTTCGAATAACTGCATTAAAAATTGTCTTTCTGATTGGCTATTTAAAAGATTTTGTTTTTGCCACATAAAGTTCGGCAAGTAATATCTATTATTATTAAATCGTTTTGATTTTACTAAAGTTCTAGTTCTTTTTTCATCAATTGTAGGTCTAATTAACTGTTGTTGTCTAGCCATCGGTAAATAAATCTTATTAATAAAAGCTTGTTCAAGCATTGTTCTTTTGGTCATGAAACGATGCATTAATAAACGGGTATTAGCAGTTTGTCCTGCATAACTTGTGTCTCCATTCATCAATGCTTCGTTCATAAAAAACGCTTGCATAATACGCTTTGTGGTAAATTCAAAATGAGGAATTAAGTTTTCAATCTTATCTTTAGTTCCTACATAATCTACTTGAACACCAAAATGATAAATTAAACTATAATCTGGGTCGGCTGCAGCTTGAATTAACAATTTCTTAAACTGCTGAAAATGTTTATTGCTTGGAACCCATCCCATAGATTCAGAACCTAATTTAAAAATTTTAATTGGAAATAAATGTCTTTCTACAAAAGTATGTTGTAATGAACGAATTTTTTGTTCATACATCAAATCAGGCAATGCTCTTTTTGTTAAAGGATAACCACGTTTAGAATAACCATCTACTTGATTTGCCAAATACATTATTCTTGCATCAGGCATTACATAAGGTTTATCCTCAATCGCAGCTTGCAAATATTCTTTATCTTGTTTTTCTAATGCTTTATAAAGAATATCTTTTGCTTCGCTATTTTCTTGTAAAATTCTTTTTGTTTCTGGGTCTGGTTTGATAGTAAATACCCTTTTATTAGAACCAGGAACAGTTAAAATATCTACAAATTCTGGTGGATATTGTACCCACTCTTCCCATTCCAAATTAACCGGATCCCAATTACCTAAATAAACGGACTCACCTAATAAAGCAATATCTCTTAATGAATTTTCGCCAATATTTAATAGTTGAAGTCTGTCTGCGGTAAATTGATAATATTCTCTAACTTCTTCATTTTCGCAAAGAATTTGAAAATCCGATAGTGGAAATGTAGCATGAGCATCCACGCATGAACTAAGGATGGGATTAAACTTGTAGTAATGACGATAACGCTTATTTGCTTCTGGTAGATTATACTCAGGAAACATAATAAGTTGACTGTCATATAATGGGTCTTGCCAATAAAGAGGAACTCTATTTC